AAACCCACACCGTAATCGGTCCCAGTCAGCAGTCCATAAACGCTGGCACCCGCCAGAGTGCCACCGGCTAACCCCGTGCCGGAAATTGGATCGGACATTGGTCCCCCTCAGTGCTGTGAATCCTCTCAGAACGAGGGGAAATAAAAAAGGCCGCCCGTAGGCAGCCATAGTTAAGTAAACTGATATTGATATGTTTTGCTAAATTCCTTAATTAGGGAACCTAGATTTAATTTGGCTCAAAACTACTTCCTTAACGAGACAGCAAGCATCGTAGTAACTGTTACCTTCTCCACCAAGAGGAACTTCCTCACGCCCAGAGTTTTCAACAGTTACAATGACGCTTCGATTATTTAAACCCATTCTAATTGGAACGTAAATCCACTGGCCGCCCTGAATGTTTTCGTTGATTACTGTTGCCATTAAAAATGAAATATTATTTTCATAATCAAGCGCAAGAGTTTTAGTGGATTGCTGAGCATATATCCCTTGGTCACTCATGCTCATGAGCCTGGCGTAAGGGTAAGCTCTTTGACCATCAGACCAAGAATCTTGGGGTGTGTATAAGGACTTTTTATATTGGTCCAGAAATTCTTCCGCTTCATTGCGAAGGAGCTGAGTTAGCTCTCGAACTCTTTCTTCTACTTGTTCTCTCGCCTGGATAAGATCTGAAAACTTAATAAGCATGATTAATTCCTTCATGAAAGAGAAGGAATATCATCTCATCTATTAATCTCAGAAGAAATGATAGTAATCATAAAATATTTGAGGTTTATAACAAGTTTAAAATAAAAAACCCGCTCGGTGGCGGGTTTTTAACTCTGAACATACAATGCCCATCGTTAACGTCAAATTTACACAAAAACGGCAACTTTGCAAGTAACGTGACGCTAAAAATTGATATTTATATCGGATTATGCGCTCTTGTTACTTTCCCCAGCTGAGCGTCAGCATTACTTTCTTCCTGATAGCATTTCGTTACCAGACTTTCATAGAACGGCTTCCAGCTGTAGCGCCATGTACGATCGGGAAGGCTATCCAGCTCGGCCAGAACGCCGCGGTACGCCACTGAGGATTTAGGTCTGCTGTACCCTCTTCCCTCGCACCGTTTGCACTCCTTATAAACGGGTACGCCCTGAAACTCAGTTTCTTTACGGTCGAGGGTTTTCCCCGTTCCGCCACACTGGCAGCGCTTACTCAGTTGGCCCGTGCCATTGCACTTGCCGCACAGCTGGTGGTCCACATCCTTAACCTGACGGAAGACCTCAAAGTCAGATGGAGACTGGCCCAGATCCTTAGCAAACTGAGGCAGGCGCATAGTGTAATGGCTTTTGGTAATCACGCTGGTTTTGGTGAGGATACCTTTGCCCTGGCATTTTGGACAATCGACACTGTCAGCTGCTGATGAGGCGTAGTCTTTGAAGGCGAAGCGGGCGAGGATCCGCATGCACAGAGGGAACTTTTTACCCGCAGCTTTACGCACCGCCATCGGCGCATGCTGTTTGGCGTACTCGGTCAGCCAGGATATCGCGGCTTCTTTATCCTGTGGGCTGATGCCTGCCTTCCCCAGATACATGGCGAGGCCGATCCCGGCATCTGCCTGAGTCATGCCCAGCGCAGCCATAATGTCGGTTACGGTTAACTGATCGCCCGATGTTGCGCGGACGCTATCCGAAATGTGCATACCTTTCGGTGCAAAAAACTTTAATACGCTGTCGAGATTCATTGCCATCTCCCTTAAGCCAGAACGCCGAGCGCAAAGGCCCGGTCCAGCAATCTGATTATCATTGCCGGCTGAGAAGAATGTTCTCTCTCGAATTTCACCGGGTCGTTGTGTAGTTCGGTATGGTGTTTGCGACATAAGGGGATCGCGAAGATGTCGTGTGCCTTCGTTCCCATCCCTCCCTGCCCCCAGCCAATCAGGTGATGAGCATCATCTGACGGCATTCCGCAGCATTCGCACGGCTGCGTCTTTACCCATGCCAGATATTTTTCGTCCATCCAGCGGATACGCTTTGGCCGCTTCATGAAAGTCTGTGGGGATTCCGGATCCACCAGCACGCCAACCACTGGCCTGATGGCTGGTGATGTTGCTGGCGCTGGTGGTTCGCTTGGAGGTGTTGTAGGTAACGCGCGGGCTTTGTCCGAAATAATGCTGGTGGCCGGTACTGACGGTACGATCTCGCTTTCGCGGAAGGTTTCTTTCGCTTCTGGCAGCCGCAAAGCCTCACGGGCAACTGACTCCGGTAACGCATCTGCAACGCCAGCACGTACAGCCCACCAGCACAGTTCAGCCAGAGAAATTTCGCGAGACCGGTCGAGCGCCAGCGCAACCCGGGCGGTATCCAGCACCCAGTCAATGACGTTCTGGCGCGCCAGTTCCGCCAGGCGTTCGGTGTGCTGCTCGCGCAGCTGGTTGTCGCAGTGGCCGCAAAGGCGGATTACGCCGGGAGCATGCCGCATGGTGGTCATTTCGTGGTAGTGGTAATCGCTGTGCGGGTACTGGCATGTGTCTCCACTGCGCATTAACCAGTATTCGAGGCCACTCAGCCCACCAGCAGCGCTGATCACCTTTTCGTGAAGGAAGAACGGGCGCAGTGCCGCATTACCGGCCAGCGGCTGGCGCGCATCGGGTACGCGGCCTGTAGCGAAGCTTGCCATGCTGGCGGGCTGGCTCTCCACCAGCACACGACCGCCACTGAACATGCCCATCAGCTCGCTGCCGGGCTTTAACAGCACAACGCCCATCTCCCGCGCAACTACTGGTTTCAGTAAGGCGCGCATCAGGTGATCTCCCCGATGATGATCTGCCCTTCTTCACCCCAGAGCTTTGTCACGCGAGAATCCCAGATATGGGAGTCATCAGCATAGATGGCATCCATCAGCGCTTTTTCCAGATTGTCTTTGTCTGGTTTCTGCTGGTGGGGTTTGCCCGCCATTGCCTGGCGCTTCTTCTTGCTCCAGCTCGGTGGCATCGGCAGGATGAACGTAACGTGAGCGCCAGCTTCCGGCAGTTCGACACCCAGCAGCCGAACGTGATCGCAGAACGCGCGGTACCGGAGAACCTCCGGGCGCTTTTTCCACTTATCAGCCCTGGTCATTCTGGGCTTGCCCATCGGGGTGATGTTGTAGGTCTTCACGCTCACCTCCAGATCGGCTGCTGGAAGGTCTTATCCTGCCGCGGGGCTTTATTAGCCTCCGGCAGATAAGCGGTGAGCGTCCAGTGGATCAGATCGACATCCAGGCTTCGCACAGTGCGCACGTCATTGGCGCGATAGCGGGCCTCAAGTTCGTCCACTTCTTTCGAGGTGAGTTGCGTGTGAATGAAGTTAGTTTTCTTCATGCCGCCACCTGGTAGCGCGCAGGCAAAAAGAAATCGCTGGCCCCGGAAGAGGTCAGTTGAAGTGTTTGCTTAAGTGTCTGTTTGATTGGTTTTTGCGCCATGGTCTCTCTCCAGTGGCGCAGCAGGTATAGGTTGTTCAGGCCTATGACGGGAGTGTAACAGAATTCTGCGAAACGCGATAACCAGCCCGCTCCAGCATCAGCGTGAAGAGTGTCGGCGTTCCTACAATTTCATCAGGCTGGAGCGGCATAAACGATACTTCGTCACCACGTCTGTACATTAGCGCTCGCTCGCATTCCGGAAATGTGTGCAGTCGTGCAACGATAACCCCATCGTGACATCTGATGACCGCATAGCCCTTTTTTGGTAATTCTTCTGTTTCTTTCACCGCACCCCTCCACCTGGGAAACTAATTGCATGCTGTATTAATAAAACCAGTCGTCTGCGCTTTCCCAGGTCTGCTGAAGGATTTCTTCAACCGTCTTTTTAACCTCTTTCTCACCACCATAAACACTTAACCCATCCGAGCCTGCGCGACGTATCACCAGACTGCAATCATCGAACTGGTTCTGGAGTCGTTTTAATAGTTCTTTTTCCAGTGCCGGAACCGCGCCCTTAGGAAGTTCTTTAGTACGATCAATGGTTAACTCAACTTTCATAATTGCCTCCGCTGCATAAACTGTATATTCATACAGTATACCTGTGAGCAGATTTGATCAATGTTTTAAGCGCACAAAATGCCTGGCGATTTTGAAAAAAAAGAAAGTAAAGCGCCACATTGCGCTCATGGAAAAGGCCTCCGAAGAGGCCCTGATCGGGTCGGTATGGGAATACCCATATCGCTGGTATGGTAGGTTATGCGGCCTGTTCTCGCTGTTCGCACATCTCCGGCAGGTTTGCACGTACCAGCGCCTCAGCGAACGCCAGCGGGACGGCATTGTGGCTTATGGATGTATTTCAGAACGAAAAAAAACCTCCCCGTTGGGGAGGCTTTTAATTATTGCGAGGCGTACCATGACTGAGTTGCTTGATCAAAACCTTCATCAAGTTAATCAGTGCAATAATTACGCCTCCTAGTGTACTTATAGCAATGTCACTCATGTCAATTTTCTCCATCCCGAGCATAATGCATATGACAAAGAAGGTGAAAATGCTTAAGCAAAATGTATAAGTCACTGGTTTGATAAAATACAGCATGGCCTAGAAGTCCCCTCCCAGGCGCGAGGTCACCAGAGTTGTTCAGGCTCTGGTGAAGTAATTATGGCTGGTTGATTATTGAAAATCAATGATGCTGCGGTTAGTCAGCGAGGTCTTCATCAGTGACAACTAGGAAATTAAAGAAGGAAATAACACTCACCCACGATCTATAAAGTTCGTTAGTCATACTTGTGACCTCCCTCGTCATAAACAAGGAATCTGGCCCTATTTGTTGGTTTAGCTCCTCAAAAAGCTCCATATTTAATTGGCTAATGAAAAATTGCTTGAGTTCCCGGATGTCACTTTGCTTATCGCTTTCCGCATGGTCTTGGATACTATTCATTGCCAAGCTTAAAGAGCGGACTATGTTGGCAGCATCATAGAAATCCCACTCAGACCCTTTCTTGCCCTTAGCGTGTGAATTGGCTTTCTCAGCGGTCGATTTTAATAGCTCGTAAATACTCATTCTTCTTTGAATTTTTAGCGCTTTTGCTGCTGTATCTCTACTCGCAATGGCAGCCCAAGCAGAGGCAATCGCGGCGGCGGCTGAAAGCCCAGAAATGATTATCTCTGAATGTTGTTTTATAAATTCGAACACTATGATTTCCACTCACTAGCTGAACCCAGCCCTTTTTAAGGAGGAGTTCAGCTTTATAATTGATTATCTATCAGCACAAAATACTAGATTTCGATAATCGCGTCGAATTGGCATGGCATCACTTCACCTCCTGCTGCGGTGCTGCTGGCAGCGAGCAAGCCTCAACTGCGGCCTCATGAATTCGCTTGATCGTGTCCCAACTCACAGGGATTTCAGCATCCCACCCACCTTCATCGTTACAGTCCTCGCATCCTTCCCCAGCGCATGACTGGCACACGATACGATTAGTGACGTGAAACTCACCAGATAGGGCACCCTTAGCGCCATTCTCAGCAGTTAGCTTGAGGGCATGACACAATACCCATCAGGCAACGTGTAAGACTGCCTTACAGGTTCGGCACCCTGAAGCATGGCGGCGCGGCAGGCGTTCCAGGCGAATAGCGCAGCTTCTTCTTCAGACGGCGGGGTATACTTTTCAATAAAATCAATAGCGTCTTGTAACCTCCATTCGTCCGGCACTACCGGTGCTGGCGGGGCGATAATTTGAAACTCAGCATTAAGCGGCTGGGCTTTCAGAACAAAATCAACCTGATCACGGCGAATGGTTTGCCACTCCGTTACCTGTCCGTTGTATGCGTTCCTGATGCGGTATTGATAGACCGGTTCAGTCGGAGCGGTCAGCGCTGCCAGTGCGATTTCAGCCAGCGCCAGATTTTTAACCGCCGCAGCGTCATCAGGCCGCGCGTCAACTGCGCATTGCGCCAACATCCGGCCACCCTTAGCCCATTCGATTAACTGCTCTTTGGTGAATTTTGTCATGGGTTAGTCCGCCCAGTAAGTAAGTTCTTCCGCCAGGCGGTCATCTGCCTCGGCCTGATTCGGGATATCAGCATCGGTTTCAATGCTGGCTCCTGCAAAATCACGAGCGCAGGCTTTCCGGTGCTTCCGGTTACCCATGCACCATTCTGGGTTTTTCAGCTCTTTGTTCCATGCGCGCAGCATGAGTTTCATTGGCGACTTAGCCATCTCAATCCTCCCCGTTGATGCGGATTCCAGCTACCCGCAAAGCATGTTCAACATCGTGACGAGAAAGCCACGGGCCGTTATCTTTTGGGATCATGACGCCGCGTTCTGCTTCGTTAATCGGATGACCCGGGCGAACTGAATAACAAGTGGGGAGCGTAACTTTCCCACCCTGCGCACGCACTTCAGCCAGGAAGGCGTCGGTCTCTTTGAAAGGGTTTTCAGCGTTGACGTCGCGGGATACATACATGTTCACTTCTGACACATAATCGAGAGGTACTGAAGCGTAGAGATATTCGTCTTCCTCGTTGACAAACTCTCCGTGGTTTTCGCTGATGTCGGTGAGCAGGCGCAGCATCTGCCCGTTCTCAGCCGCCAGCGCGTCCCGCTGCTTCGTCATCTCGCG